AAGATACTGAAGATACTGAAGATACTGAAGATACTGAAGATACTGAAGATACTGAAGATACTGAAGATACTGAAGATACTGAAGATACTGAAGATACTGAAGATACTGAAGATACTGAAGATACTGAAGATGGAGAAGATGGAGAAGATACTGAAGATACTGAAGATGGAGAAGATACTGAGGATACTGAAGATACTACTTGCAAATGTGTTAACGGTCAGTGTGTGCAAACATGCTCATGTAACTCTGGTTGGACAGGAGACTTGTGTAATATTCCAGTATCATCTGGTTCGACAACCATAAAAAATCCACATATTCCATCTATATATTCTGCCAAAGGAGAACTACACTGTCATACGACCAAGTCTGACGGAAAAGTATCTGCAGCTCAAGCTGCAGCCTTCTATGTGACAAACAAGTACGATTTCATATCAATAACCGATCATGATACGTATACGTCCTCTCCAAGTGTTTCTGGACTTGTATATATACCTGGAGAAGAATGCTCTTCTGATGCTGGTCATTTTAACGTATATGGATATCAGGGTGAAATCTGTGAGTCATTTAGTAACACCGAAGCTACTGCTTCTGACGTACAAACTCTAATAAACAGAGCCCACTCTAAAGGTGCTATTATAACTATTAACCATGCCCATAGAGAAGGATGGACTACCACAAAACTTAACCAGATCTCTGGGTTAGATGGTATTGAGATATTAAATACCGACAATAGCATTGATTCATCCGATTTATGGGATGCTCAACTTGTTCAAGGTAAAGAAATTATTGGAAGGTGTGGTACTGATATGCATGACTATACTGATACTGAAGAATTAATATGGAATGTAGTTAATACAAAAACAAAAGACGTTTCTGGAATTCTTGATGGAATAAAGTCGAGGAATTTCTATTGTTCACAAGGACCAAAACTCAACATATCTCTCAGTGCAGATAGCAAATCCATAGTTGTAAACACAGATGCAACAAGTACAATTGATTTCATATGTAAAGGTGGCAGTGTGTGCAAAACAACTAAATCAACTTCTGCATCATACACACCACAGAGTAGCGATGTGTATGTTCGAGTGGTTGTGACAAATTCAAATAAGAAAAAGGCATTCAGTCAAGCTATGTTTATCTCCGGAGGTGACTCTGGTAGTTGTGATGGAGTTGTATGTGCAAATCAGATATGCAAAATAGGTTCTTGTGACTCTGGTATAGGAAAATGTGTATACACAAATATGCCTGATGGTACTTCGTGTGGTAGCGGAGGTAAATGTACTGGTGGTGTTTGTAGTACAAATACAAATCCCTGTTCTGGTGTAGTATGTGTGCCTCCTGTGTGTAAATCAGGGTCATGCGATTCTACCAATGGTAAATGCATTTATAATAATCTAGCAGATGGTACAACATGTTCAGGTGGAGCGTGTAAGAGTGGTTTGTGTAACCCATCTGGAACAATGTGGATACCAAAACCATTAGATACATTTCAGATAATCCTTTACGGAACAATTGACTACAGTGCAAAGGCATCTGTATACGAAATTGATCTTTTTGACTCAACAGCACAAAATGTTGCTGACCTAAAGGCACTTGGAAGACATGTTATTGCATATTCGTCATTTGGCTCGTATGAACCATGGAGACCAGATGCGAGTAGTTTTCCGGATTCAGTGAAATCGACGAAAATGGAAGATTGGGATGAATACTGGATTGATATTAGCCAGATCAATACAAATACACAACTTCAAACTGTTCTTGAAAATAGAGTCAAACTTGCAAAAAGCAAGGGGTTTGAATCATTCGATCCAGATAATATGGATTCTTATGCAAATAGTGTTAAGCGTGTAAATGGTGGTTCAATTACGGCTAGTGATCAACTCACATACAATACTTGGGTTGCGAATCTTATTCATAAATACGGTATGTCTGTTGGGTTGAAGAATGATCTAGATCAAATCAAGAGTCTTGTTAATGTTTTTGACTATGCTGTTAACGAGGAATGTATTACATACAGTGAATGCGATTTGCTCAGCCCTTTCACAGCTGCCAAGAAAGCTATATTTGAGATAGATTATAAATCAAAATCAACCTCCAGTTGCAACACAGCTAAACAATACAATATGACTATACTGTTCAAAACATTGGATCTAAAATCAACTCCATATGTAACATGTTAAACTAAAAATGAATTTTTAAACATATAACATTATAAACATCTGATTCAATGGCTACAATTAAGAATAACCGTGCTGGTCATGCTGCTCGTCTTCGTGAGGAGATTATTTCCCACATGGACGAATACTATGAAATGACAGGAGATATCACCGATAATTATATACAAGCCCAAATCGAATTGGTATTGAAGGGGATTTACGAAACTGATGGTGAGGAAAACCCAGATACCATTGATCCAGAGACAGTTGAAGGTGATTATTATAGAGAATCCATTTCTGAGTATGGAACAGTATATAAAGATTATGAAGATCTAAACTAAAAATGAATTTTTAAACATATAACATTATAAACATCTGATTCAATGGCTACAATTAAGAATAACCGCGTTGGACATGCTGCTCGTCTTCGTGAGGAGATTACACGTTACACTAATGTGATGGATAAAAGAACAATCGGATTCAGCGCTACTGATAATTATATTCAATCCCAAATCGAATTGGTATTGAATGGGATTTATGAAACGGAGGGTGAAGAAAACCCAGATACAATTGATCCGAAGATTGTTAGATGGGATTATTATTTAGAATCTATTCTCAAGTATGGAACACTATGTAGAGACTATGAGATCGATATCGAACCCGATGTAGATTTAGCACAACGAATGCGAGATCATGGGGCGTGTAAAGGGACAATCGAAGGTGATGGTTTGACGTGGGATATGGTATTGTCGTATTCACGAAATTAAACGAATGCAAGAAAATGAATATCTATATCCACATGTGGATATAGATATCAGAAAATGTTACAGATACTTGTTTCTAACTACCCATCTACAAATGATGTTGAATCTAGAATGTTGTATATATTGTGTAAAACTAAACCAGAATATGCTATTAAAACCAATGACGTATACATGTTGAAAAGGTGTATTGAAATCTCTGGTTCGAAATGTAGAACAAATTACTGGACACTCGCTGCAATGTACGGTAACCTTGATATCATGAAATGGCTTCTTGATAACACGGCCAGAGGTTATACAAATGGTCATGTATCATTTGATACTGCCGCTGAATACGGACATCTTCATATTCTTAAATGGCTTCATGGTCTCGATATGTGTTTTGGAGTACGTGCAAGTAGGCATGCGATGGATTGGGCTTCTATGAATGGTCACCTTGAAGTTATTAAATGGTTACACGAAAATAGAACCGAGGGGTGTACCACTGATGCAATTGATAATGCTGCCATGAATGGTCATCTTGATGTTATTAAATGGCTGCATGCGAATAGAACTGAAGGATATACTGATAGTGCTATTGAAAGTTCAGTTGAGAATGGTCATGTTGAAGTTGTTAAGTGGTTTCATGCTAATGGTATGATTGATGGCACGAAAAAGTTGGCACGACTTGCATGTGTGAATGGCCGACTCGAAATTCTCAAGTGGATTTACGATCCACTTGAGACTTCATTCATACATCCAGACATTGTTGATCTTTCCATATCTAAATGTCATTTCAATATTGTTATATGGTTACATAGTGTTGGAATTAATATTCATCCCAAGAGAGCTTTGAGATTTGCATGTTCGGAAGGATGCTTGGATATGGTTAAGTGGATTTGTGATACGTTTGTTATACCTAACATGGAAATTACTCAATCATATGAGTTAGCATTATCTAGGAGACGTATGGATATTGTTTCATTTATAAAAATGAGTTATTCGATAATAAGCAAACGTTGAGTACTCGATGGAATCCCTAATGATAAATTACCCAATACTAAAGGACATTGAAGATTCTGTATTGTCGCTTTTATACGAATGTGATGTAATCGATACATGTATGTTAACGAGGTATATTGAACAGGGTAAGGATGTACATAGTTATTGGTCTATTGCTGCAAGGAAAGGTCTTTTTGATGTTATTAAGGTGCTATATAAATTGTATAATCGTAAAAATATTGGACATGATATTGTATACGATTTTTTTATTACTGAAGCTATAGAGCAGGCAATAATAAATGGACACACGAAAATAGTTAAGTACCTTGTTGAATGTGCAAACCCACTTCTTTCGTCATACATGATCGCACTGGCGGTATCAAATAATAATATTGACCTCGCAAAGTTACTACATGACCGTGGTTGTGAGTTCTCAAGCACAACAATGGTTTGGGCTGTGTTTGGAGGCAATTTAGATATTGTAAAGTGGTTACATTCCAATGGTTGTATTGTCACTGTGGATGCAATGGTTGATTCAAAAAGGTACCGTAAGTATGACATATATGAGTGGTTTGTTAGTATAATTGACACGTTCGGATTCTCATCCAAAGAAACGGATTTCGTCAAGAAAAACTGACTAAAAATGATCGATATACTTTTTTATATTGATATCTATCTTATGGAAATCAATATAAATGAGCATGATAGATTTGTTTGGGAGACTACATCCCTATATGACTTTCTATACAAGTATAATCAAGTGCCAATTGGATACCGGGATTTTTTTAATAATGAAGATACGAAATCAATCATGAAGACAATATCATTTGAGATATCCAGAAATGTAAAGGATCACCTTATATTTCCATACTTGGAAGATGTATTTAAAGCTCTGTACTACACGCCAAATCCACGTGTAGTTATACTTGGCCTGGATCCATACGCTACCTTGACAAGTACCAATAATCCAAGTGCTCGTGGTCTTTGTTTCTCAGTTACAGATAGAAATCTCAATCCAAGTCTTAGAAATATTCAAAAGGAAGTTGCTAATTGTGGTTTTAAGGTAGATTTTAGTAGTGGTGATTTAAGTGAATGGACAAAACAAGGAGTACTGTTATTAAACACATCATTAACGGTAAGAATAGGTGAATCTGGTTGTCATACTGGAATATGGGAACCATTTACATCGAGGCTTGTAACATATTTGTGCAATAAGTATGAACTGGTATGGCTCCTTCATGGTAAGAATGCTCAGGAAATGGCAAAGTACATGACAAATGGTTCTCAAAAAATAATACGCACATCGCACCCAGTACCATACACAGCCACAGTTCCATATAGAGATACGCCTGCTTTCATAGGAAGTAAGTGTTATATTGTGTGCAATACTCACTTGAAAAATCCGATTGATTTCTCCATAAATAAATGAGTGAAAGATTCGTACTTATTTCTATCATCGCAGGATTATTATTGATTGGAGGTGTGACAGTTATGTTTATGGTGAATAAAAAAACTAACCAGAGTAATTATACTGCAAATCCGGTAAACGATTCGACATCGTTTACTGCTAATCAGTATACAAGGTGCAATTGCCATGGGTCTCAAGTACTTCCAACAATGAGAAGTCCAATACATAACGTATTAAGAAGTCCATTAAATCCTGGTGTAGGTATATAAAGTGGTAATTCCATTATTTAATTGAATAATGGAATTTGGTATTTGTATTTAGTTCTCATTCTCGTCATCACCTTCGCATCCATCTGTATCCGAATCAGAAGAATCATTATAATCTGGAGTCTTTTTGTACTGTTCAAAATATTCAGATACAGAATCAAAATCGTTATCTGTATCATCACATTCGCTGCCTTCACTACTATCACATTCTCCACAACTATCTTCATCGTCACTCTTACATTCGTGATCACTCTTGCCGTCGCATTCATCTTCATCGTCACTGTGAGCAGAATGGTATTTTTTTTGTGTCTTTCTATCCTTTTTATCCTCCTCAATTTTTTTGATAACACAAAGACGTTCAACCTTATCTTTATTTCCAATTGGAACAACCCAACCTTCTCCCCCTTTGATGTTTTTATAATGTCTTGCTTTTAGTTCCTTCAACAAAGTTCCATACGTATCAAAATCACCTCTTACAATGATACTATTTTTTGTATAATCCTCCAATCTTAACGTGGAAGTAGTACTCATTTTAAAAGATCGAAAATTCTCTTTAAATATGAGTAAGATGGAATCTTTTCTTAAAAAGTGTGATAGTAGTACTCTGAGTTCGATAATGAAAAAGGTTGGGCTCGCTCATACTCGTGGTAAGAATTCTCAGGTTCAAACAGTCCGAAAGATTCAAAATATATTTGAGAGTGAACAAACGTCTCGTATTGGTCAGGGTAAGGATGGTATTGCTTTTGAATATACAACTCCCAATGGTAAGTCGACAGTAATAAAACAATTTAAACAATCCAAACCAGACAAGAGAATAAAATTAGAGGTTGAGTTTCAACAAGCAGCGTCAGATGTTGGAATCTCGCCTAAAATCATAAGATATGATCCTACCATGAAATGTGTAGAAATGGAGAAGCTTGACAATACATTATATACCTTGTTAAAATTATCTGATGGTAAGTTATCTGTGAGATACCAGAAGCGAATTATTGATATATTTAGAATACTTGACCGTATAGGAATATTTCACGCCGATCCGAGTACTATCAACTTTATGGAAAAGGATGGAATCTTATATATAATTGACTTTGGATTTGCCAAAAAAATAACGCATCAATTGGCATCAAAACACAACTGTAGCATGACCATGAATATGGAATACATGCCCATGGGTATATATATAAAACTAAAGGAATTGTGTCCAGGAAGAGAATATAGCGTTATAAAAAATGCTATACCAAAGTCGAAGAGGGTTATGTTATAAAATCGATATTGCAAACAAAAAATGATTTTTAAACGATATATGATAAACTAATTATCTAATTCAATGGAACAGTTTAAGGATATCGTTACCAAGATGATCAAGGATACTATCGGGAAACTAAACGCCAAGATCAGCGACAGGTATGGTGTAAGTTGCAATGAACTTGATGACCTTTTGGAAAAGGTATCAAGTGGTCTTGTTATATGTGCTAAGCATGCAGATACTAACTGTGACGAAAAGTGTGACAAACTTAAACGCTGCAAGGAGGATGGTTGTGACGAGTTTGTTTCAAATATACGTAACTGGTATTGTGATAAGCATAGAGTAAAGAAAGCGGAGCCCAAAGTTATTAAGCGTAACAAGTGTAAGTTTGAGGATTGTGATAGTGAGGTAGCAAACTCTAGACACTGGTATTGTGAGAAACACAGAAAGAAAACCACTGTAAAGTCTTCCATCACAAAAACAGGCATATGTAGGATGGATGGATGTGACGAACAAGTATCCAATGTTAGGTACTGGTATTGTGATGTTCACAGAAGTGAAAAAACTAAGGAAAAAAAGGCAAAGACAACTGGTATATGTAAATATGATGAATGTGCAAGAAAGGTTTCAAATTCCAGAAACTGGTATTGTGACGAACATAGGGATAAGAAATCACGAACAAGGAGTAATTCAAAGAGTAGGGAAGATGAAGATGACGAGGAGGTAGAAAAGGTAGAATCCAAGGATGAAAAGGATGAAAAGGATGAAAAGGTAGAAAAGGATGAAAAGGATGAAAAGGAAGAAAAGGTAGAAAAGGATGAAAAGGTAGAAAAGGTAGAAAAGGTAGAAAAGGATGAAAAGGTAGAAAAGGATGAAAAGGTAGAATCCAATAGTCCAAAAAAACACAGAAATCCAATGTCCAGAAAAACCAAGACATGTGCATATGACGGTTGTAAAAACAAGGTATCTAATCTGAGATGCAAGTATTGCGACGACCATCGCAAGTCATAACTCGTTGAAAATCAAATGAATCCATCGATGCAAATCCACTTTCTTATATATAAATGGCTTTTAATGTAGCTAGGTTTATTGTTGTATGTGGGTTTGTTATAATACTTGTTGTATTAATATCACGTCAGGTCCGTAGGCATAACAGCGATGATACTGATCCCATGATTAAAATATTAAAGGATATCGTTTCTAATATCATCCCAGGTGCTGCCAAGGATATAGTTTTCCACGAAGGCGAAAAATCATACACTATAAACAAAAAGTATGTATATATATGTCTCAAGGATGATAATGGTAAATACTACGATACAAATACACTTGTGTATGTAACATTGCACGAGATATCACATGTTTTTTGTAACAGTATTGATCACACTGATGAATTTTCATTTATATTTGATACATTGCTGAACAAGGCATCATCAATTGGTATATATGATCCACACAAGGAAATACCGAAACATTATTGTGGTTCCGATTAAGATTGAGTTTCTATTTGCACACCAAATAGAAACATTTGCTGGTTACCATTCGCTCTCAAAGTTCCATTTAAGAATACTAAATAGACTTCTACATATATCATCATAAAACATTTTCCTATCATGTGTCTTGAGCATTAAAAATTTAAGATCATCACAATCGTACTTGTACTTTCGAAGCAAATGGTACAATATATATTTACTGTTGAGAAAACTACTTCTATCAAGCTCGTTCTTGTATGTTTCATCGTATAGATTACTCAGTGTGACGAAATCCTTGAATAGTATTGGCTCAAGTTGTGTGAGATCGTTGGTTGGGGTACCAGTAAGAATATGATGTATGAGAAATAGATCTTCATATCGATCACTGTTTCCAGTTTCCTTAAGTCCAATGTAAATGTCCTTCTTAGATATGTTCTTATACCTATGTGACTTATCTGACAATAACAATCCACTCGACTCAAAATACTGTTCAAGTGCTTTGTACACGTCTGGGTTTACATACTTACTTTGTTTTCCTTGGTACCTGGCAACACACTTGACAAACTGAGGAAGTCTTTCGTATGTATATTTCAGAGTCACATTAACCCTATCAGTTATTGTTGTTTGGATAACACGATCCTTACAATAACCACAATTAACACACGTGTATATATTATCATCAACTATATCAAACACACTATGAATACATTGCTCTTGCTCTTGCGAAAGTGGTGAACTCTTCACACTTCTCACAATCTTTGATTCTTTATAGACCTTGGTAGATTCTACACTGATATTACTTACATCTATATATGATTTTGCTATATTAACATATTTCTTTATAATATCAGTGTTATCCTGTTGTTCTGTATAGTCGCTCATAAAATCTATCTTCACAGGTTGAACAAGCCTCTTCTTGTATTCCTCCAATATAGGCGTGCTTTCCAACATATATTTCTCATAAGATGTATCGTTCTTTATATCATCAAGCTCAAGCTGAATTTTTTCAATATCGCCACCAATCATTGCCTTCAGTCTAGGTGAGTTTTTACATACATCAGTCAAGTCGTTGATTTTCTCAGTATATCGTGTCGTGTTGTTTTTTCTCGAGATAAATTTCTGTCTGATCTTGTTATCTATAGTTAATATATCATCAGACTCTGTCATTTGCCAACAACCACATTCATTTAAATAAAAGTGATTCTGTTATTGGAAATCAGAACGAAATAAAATGGAAGCTGCATTATCCTCACTTTTCAAAAGATATCTGGAACTCCTGTTTGACAAAATTCAAACTGACCACAAGATTTCAAAAGAGACGCTGTGGAATATAAGTAATACTATAAGTATATGCTCTGATGATATTAAGGTAATAAGTAAAACAAGTAAACCTCGTGTAAAGACTGATAATTCAAAGTATTCTGAATCGTACTTGAGAAAATGTACAAAGGTTGAACTCGTGGAAATGTGCAGATTAAAGAACCACAAGGTTACTGGTACTAAGGATGAACTTGTGAAACGAATAATGGGAGTTGGAATCGTTCCAAGCATACAGAAAATCATGACTGCAAAACCAACGATAACTATAACAACAAACCAATTTGGAAACAAGGTTCACTTACCAACACAACTTGTGTTTTCTGATGAAAAAATTGTTATTGGAATCCAAAACGATAACGGAAGTATAGGAGATCTCACATCGGATGCTATAGAAATGTGTAATCAACATAAGTTCAAGTATAAGCTACCACTTAATCTAGACAACACGTCAGAATCCGATGATATTGATAGAATTACCAATATCATAAAAGATGAAAAGCAAGCTAGCGATCAAAAACATCAATAACAATATATGGACACGATTCTTTCTCTGATGGTATATTTTGAAGATTTAAATTCAGGTATGGTTCATTGATATTTTGATAATTAGCATTATCAAATGTCTCTTTTGTTTTTACATTAGCTTGTCCCATTTCTCTTTATTCTTGATATTATTCTTTAAATAAAATGGGATCTAGTAGCAGTAAAACAGTTCTCAGCGTTGTGAACCAATTCATCAATAAGGTTGTTACGAATGTTGTTAATAAGCATACACAGAGTGTTTCCAACTCTGTGATAAACAAAAACCTTGTTCGTATCAACATGAAAAACTCCATTCTTGAATGTGGAGGTGACTTTGATATTAATCAATCGATTCAGAGTCATGTAAACACAACTCAGGTGATAAATATAAATGAAAGCGACTCTATAGCGGCAGAGATTCAAACACAAATACAGACAAATATTGATCAGATTTCTAAACAAATCAATGATATGTTTGCAACTATTGGTACCAGTATTTCTAATGATACTGAAACATATCTCAAGAACTCCATAACAAACTTTTTTAATAACAATATCACAAAAGAATTTGTATCAAACATTGTGACATCCGTCGTCAATATTAATGAAAACACAATTACAATTATTGATTCAAAAATATCTGGCGACAAGTGTGATTTCTCTCAAAATATTCTATCAGATATGCAAGCGGATGCTCTTATCAAGAATATTTCACAGTCTCTTGTATCTGATAGTGCATTCAGTAGAGTTCAAGATATGATTAAGCAAGAGTCTGAAACTCAGAATCGTGGTATCGTATCTATAGCAGAAGGATTTTTCAATCTTATGGGTAAGTACACTTATATTGTCATAGCATTTATATTAGCTGGAACCGTTCTTGGATATACATTCTTAAGATACGGAGGACCACGATTCATAGATGCTGTAAGTGATCCTAAGTTTATGATCACTGCAGGTGCATTGGTAGGAGCTTTCATACTAATATCATTCTTTCTCAAGACTGGACCATTTAAGTCCAAAGCTCCACCAGAACATTGGGGTTGCAAGAAGGACAAGGATGGGTATAACACTGGCGAATGCATAAAATATTCTACCGGTGAAGAAGGTCCATATTCGGATGAAAAGACGTGTCTAAAATCGGCTTCGATCACATGCGGAAAATATTTTGCTTGTAACAAACAGTCACATACATGTAGACAAGTTACAGATCCAGTAACTGGACCATACCAAGATGTTGATATATGCAAACAAGCATGCGTGTAAACAAAGTTAAAAAAGCATTCGTATAAATAAATGAGTACTTTATTGA